GATGCTCTCAAGGAACTTGATATACAAATGAATCCACAGATAGAGGATGTAATTGAAGGTGAATTTGTAAAGGAGGAGAATGGCAAGGAAGAAGAAGACAGTAAAAGAAGTTAGGTTTGAGCAAAAGCAGATAATGGAATCAAGAGCTTCACTGGCTATTATGTTGGCATCAGCAGCAATTTCATGGAAAACTGGCATACCTTATGCAGACCTTCAGGCTCAAGCAGAGAGGGAAAATTTAAAAGCCGATACATATTTTTTGGACATGGCTGATAGTGTAGGTACAATGTTTAGCATGGTTGAGGCAGAGAACAAATGAAGACCTGTTTTGTATGTAATGGGAAGTTGCCACTTAACCGGCAACGTTTCTGTTCAGACAGATGTTCTTATAGTAATAAAAAAACAAATGCTAAAATTAAAAGCAGGCGCAGATATTTACAAATTGATCCAATTAATTGCAGTACATGCGGTAAAACGATTATTCCAAGAACAACCAGGCAGAGGTATTGTGATAAGCATTGCTGGACAGTTGAACAGATTAAACGTAGGAATGCTAAACGCAAGCATTTTATTAAGCCACTTAAAGTTATAAGATCTTTAGAGTACTGGCATGCTGTAAGTCCGAAGTCTCCAGTTTTTGGTGAGAAAAAAGTTACAGAAGCTGAGTATACAATGGCAAATAGTAAAGAGAGGATGGAGATACAGTCTGCAGTTGAAGAATATTTAAGGAACGGAGGAAAAATAACAAGGTATGGAGATCAATTAGCAAAGATTGAGGTAGAAGGTGATTTAAGATGGCATCTTGATGAATCAGAAGAGAAGAAAATTCAAGATGAATTAGCACATTCATGGGGGATAGAGGATGTACTTGGGGATTGATCCAGGTTTTTCTGGAGCATTAGCAGTATTGGATGAGAATTTACAAGTTATCCACTATCAGGACATGCCTGTTATCCATGTAGCTAAGAAACGTGAGTTGAATGAACCAGAGCTACGAAATATATTCCAGAGGTTTTCTCCTCATTATACAAATTTAACTGTAGGTATAGAAAAATCACAGACAATGCCGAACCAGGGGGTCGTATCAAGTGGCAGGTATATGGCTAGTTACGGGTTTCTGAGAGGTTTATGCGTGGGCATGGGCTTGCCGTACATCTTGATACGCCCTCCAAGCTGGAAGAAAGTTATGCTTGCAGATATGCCGAAAGAAAAAGGCTCATCTATTCAAAAGGTTGGTCAACTTTATCCAGATATAAAACTGACCAGGAAAAAAGATCACGGTATTTCTGATGCAATATTGATTGCACGTTATATGAGTATAATTTTAAAATAACAGATGCAGTAACATAAGATTATTCAACAGAAAAGAGAAGCCTCGTTCTTAAAGTAAGTTAATCATTGTGTTACTGCAGGTACTAGTAATGTGGTAATTAAAAATATCTATGCAACAGTTAGCCCTGAAAAAATCTAATAAAGAAGCTATGCATGAGCTTATGGATAAGCTTCAGGATCATTCAGCATATTTTCAATACTGTTTAAAAATACAGGAGCTGGGTACAAAGAAACTGATTCCGTTTGAAATGAATTCAATTCAAAAAATACTTCATGGAGTAGCCCAGCGGCAACTGAAAGAAGTTGGTCATGTAAGAATAATAGTTTTAAAGGCAAGGCGTTTTGGTATCTCTACCTATGTTCAGGCACGAATGTTTAAACGTGCTGCCACCATGTTCAATCAACTCGTACATATCTGTACACATTCCAAGAATACAACTTCAGAAATGTTCCAGATGACTAAGGTCATGGAACAGAACTATCCTGCTTTCATTAAACCACTGTCGCATTATAGTGGCAAACAGGAGCTGACATGGGGATCAGTTGATGGTAAGGGATTAAATTCTCGATATGGTATGAGTACAGTAGAGGGATCAGAAGTTGTAGGTGCAGGTATTGATATGCTTCACTGTTCGGAAGTAGCACGTTGGGGTGGCAGGGCAAAAGAATATGCAACTGGTTTAATGAACTGTGTGATACAGGGGTATGGGACAGAGATTTGGTTAGAAAGTACAGCCAAGGGAGTAGGTAATTATTTTGAACGTGAGTGGTGGCGTGCAGAGAAGGATGATTCTGGATTAAAACCTATCTTCTTTCCTTGGTTTGTATTTGATGAGTACTCGACTGTATTAAGTAAGGAAGAAAAGAAAGGTAGTAGTTTTAAGAAATCTCTTGGAACTAATCCTACCTTTGGTGGAGAGGAAGAGACAGGACTTCTTGGTGTAGAGATTTCATATGATACACCTGAGGGTCTGATAGAGTTCAAGATTGGTCTTGAACACTTGAAGTGGCGTAGGAATAAGATAGTATCTCCAGAGTGTCAGGGTGATCTCAGTGTATTCCACCAGGAATATCCTACCACTGCGAGAGAAGCTTTTGTGGCTTCAGGCCGTAGTGCATTTGATAGTATAACATTAACTCAAATGTGGTTTGATGCAGATGAAAGAGAAAGAGAATCTCCTCCCAAGAAATTTGAAGTACCAGTTAATGACTTTATATATAAGGATGGTGCTGAAAAGATGCGTTATTTTATGAAGAAACATCCTGAGGGTGAACTGTCTGTGTTCAACCCTCCTCAAATTGAGAGGGAATATAGGGTCGGTGTTGATGTATCGGAAGGTATCCTTAGCCAGAGTGGTGATTCAGATTACTCAGTTATTACAGTCTTGGATGCAGAGACTTATGAGGAGTGTGCAACATGGTCAGCCAGGATAGACCCAGACCTTTTAGCTTGGATTATTTCTACAATAGCTACATGGTATAATATGGCTCTTGTTGCAGTTGAAAATAACAATCATGGGCTGCTGACCTTGAAGTTTCTCTCTTCAATACATTCATACGAAAATCTGTATATAGAGAAAGCCCTTGATGAACGTGGTCAGAGACAGAAGAAGAGATTAGGGTTTAATACAAATATAAAAACAAGGAAATTAATTCTTGATTTGTTGCGTAGATTAATAAGAGAAAAGCAGATTGAAATTTTTTCCAAGGCAACAGTTGATGAACTGCAGACATTTGTTATTAACAGGGATGGCAAGGAAACAGCACAGCATGGATGTCATGATGACAGGGTGATGTCACTTGCAATTGCTGCATATATGTGTTATATGTATCCCCATGATCCAGCCCCTGTATTCTCCCTCCCAAAATCAGAACGAACCGAGTTTTACGTAAAGAGTTAGTAAAGAATTCTTTTTCTTGACAAACCAAATTGTAGAATATAAAGTGTTGATTATGAGTGTATGCAAACTATTTCATAAAGGTAATGATGCCAAAACATTATAATCAATACAAGGTGAAGAGTGCTGCCTGGAAAAAAGCTAAAAGGGAACATGATGAGGCAATAAGAAAAAGGAAAGCTGTTTCAACAAGGTTAATGAATATAAAGACTAAATCTCCAGTAAAGAAGAAGACGTTAACTAGTCTACAAAAAGATATAATTAAAGTAAGAGACCCAGCAGCAGTTGCAGAAAGAAAGAAAATAAGAGAAAGAAAGTATAAGGAAGTTGAGAAGAAACGATCAGTTGTTCTTGTAGGTGAAAAGCAATGGGAAGAATGGTTAAAATTTAGTAAAAGAAAAAGATCAGATAAAAAAAGCTAATCGAAATAGGAGGGGACTATGCCATATAGTAAAGCTATACAGTCACGTGTATCTGTAAAGAAAAAGAAAAAGAAAGTTAATGTGAAGAAGGTAATGGCCCCAGCTACTAAGCATGGCAGGCGGAGTGTGTATGATCCTGGTAAAGACCAATGGATTCATTATCATGTAAGTCCTGAGGAACATAAGAAAGGTTCTTGGGATAGTAAGCCCTTAAGGGAAAAGATGAAAGGATACGAAAAGGCATTAGCAAGACAGAAAAAGAAAAAAATAACCAGTTAATAGTTTTATGGCAGAGTATGGAGAGATAAAAGCTGAGAGCAAGAGCTATATAATAGAGGATTCGGAAGAGGATAAGGGGCTGATACCAGACTCTCTCGGTTTGATTGTTCAAGAGCTGTATCAACGTGGTTCTTCTGACTCAGATCGGAGAACACGGGAAGAAATCTGGGAATCTGGATGGCACGCAATGAGGGGAGAGTTTCCTGATACAACATCTAAAGCTGTTAATGTTGCAAAGGAACGTGGTATTTACGTTAATCTAACTAAAAGAAAGGTACATGAAGCCAGAACAAAACTTTTATCTTCAACTCTACAAGCAGGCAAAGTACCTTTTAAATTATCTCCATCCCGTAGGCCACGATTCGTTGCCCCAGATTTACTTCAAACACCAGAACCTTATGATGAGGCCACTAACAGGGCAAAGAACTGTGAGCAGAGAATCAGGGATATCCTTGATGAGACATTTTATGAAGATGTATTAAGTAAATCTATTAATGAAATGACTCTCTATGGAACGGGAGTTACTAAGTCTATAGTATTAAAGAAGGTTGATTATCCTCTTTATCAGACAGTTAATCGAGATCCGATGCTGGAAATGATTGAGGAGCAAGTGGAGTCTGAAATGATGCCACATATTGAGTGGATATCAATATGGGATACTTTCCCGTCTCCAGGTGCAACAAGCAAGTCTGATCTTGATTGGGTAATACAAAGAAGGTTCTTGTCTGCACAGGAACTAAGGACTATGGCTATTAGAAGTAATGGAGTCATTGATCCAAAATTAATTGAAAGTTGTATTGAGACTGGTGAAGGCCAGACTACTGCGGATACGGGTGGAATATCACCACGCAGGTTTAATCAGGGTGTAACAGAGACAAAGAATTTTACGATATTGGAGCTTTGGCACAGGGGATTAGGCAAGGAAGATATTGAGCCTTATATGGAAATCCCGGCTAAGCAAGAAGATGAACCAATTCATATGCCAGTAGTTATTACGGTTCTTGGTTCTAAAGTTTTACGTGCAATGCCGAATCCGTTTGATGGTCGGTTGCCATATGACTTTTGTTATTGGCAGGAGCAGGAAGATAGCATCTGGGGTAGTGGGATATATGAAGCTATTCGTGATGATCAGGATATGATGAATTTCGTCTACGGGATGATTGTAGAGGGAAAAACAATGTCATCTCTTCCAATGGTTGCACTTAACCCGAATGCCTTTGATGCAAAATCTGATGATTTTTATCAGATGTATGCAGGTAAAATATGGAGACTTAAGGCTGGAGAGAGTGTTAATGATGCGTTTAAATCTGTAATTATACCAGATGTTACTGGTGGTTTGGTGGAACTGCTAAAGATTATTGAACGTAATACAGATTTAGCATCAGGTCAAGTCCCAATTGGAATGGGAGCAGGTGCACAGTACCAGACTAAGACTGCGACTGGTATGCAGATCCTGAATGAAAATGCTAATAAGCTTACTTCAGGAGTTGTACGTTCACTTAATAATATGATAACTGCAAACGTCCAAGCTATTTATCATTGGTTGATGGCTGATTCTAAGGATGTATCTATTAAAGGAGATTTTCTTTGTCTGGCAAAAAGCTATGATACGTTCATGGCAAAAGAAGTTACTATCAATCAGGTGCTTCAACTAATACAGGTGGTTGGTCAAGTTCCTGAGATGAGGGATAGATTTAATTTTGAGAAGCTGGCAGTACCTTTAAAAGCAGGTTTGGGTTTGGATATTGATGGACTTATTAAGTCTGAGGAAGAGTCTGCACAAGATATACAACAGGCACAATCTCAAATGCAAGAACAGCAGCAGCAGGCAGCAAAACTGGAATCAGATGTGTATGAAACAAAAGCAGTAGTTGATGAAAAGAAATTAGTTGCAGCAGATATTCGTAAAGGTATCATACAGGAGAGACTGGCAAGAATAAAAGAGGGTGATCCAAATTTGCAAACAGTAGATTTACCAAAACTTCTGGGAGAAACATCAATACTCTTACAAGAACAAATGGCATTAATGCAACAACAGAATGAATTTATTCAACAAGAACAGCAGCAACAGGCCGCAGAACAAAATAGGCAGCCTGGACAGGGAGAAGCTGGAATACCTCCTGAGTCTTCAGGAAGACCCGAGATGGGTACAGCTCTCTGACATTTTACTGGCTCGGCTTAAACGGAAAGAGGAAAGACTCTCAGAGAAGCCCCTCTATGACGAAAAGGATGTAGCCTCCTTTAACATGCTCATTGGAGAGATCAGAGAAATCAAGAATGTACTTGACCTTGATCGTTTGATCCATGAGACATTAACCCATAATGATGAGTGACCTATGCTAGAAGCACCTCCTGTTGGAGAAATGCCAGAGCAAGAGCCAACAAATACAGGGGCAGAAGACGAAGTATCTGAGTTAAGAAAACAATTAGCTGCAGTTACTAAAAGCTATGATGATATTCGACCTCATGCTGATCGTGCATATAGTGCGCAGCAGAAGAAAGAGGGTGAGAATCAAGAGCTTAGAGCTAGGCTTGCGGTGATAGAACGTGAGAACGAACTAAATACCCAGGCTAATATGAATAAGGATGATGATGAATTGTCGGAAGATGATTTACGAGTGATTGAAGATTTCCCTGAAGTGATGAGAACTTCAGAAAGAATTGCAGATCGTTTAGTAAGGAAACAGATGGCAGAATTCAGATCCCAAGAACAAGAATCGTTTGATGACAAGGTAAGTCGGTTTGTTGAAGAAAAATATGATGCGCCTATCAATGAGTTGAACCAAAAGTTTGATTCAATGTCAAGGCAAACATACTTTGACGGACAGCTTGGGCATGGTGTTTGGCCTAGTATTGAAGACGACCAGTCTTTTATAGAGTGGGTTAATAAGGATTCAATGTATAGGACGGCTATGACTCAGGGTGATAATGAGGCAAAAGTACAGGTTATTAAGATGTATATGGAACAAAACGGAAGTGGTGGGCAAATGTACCAAGGACAAGATCCGCAGGATCTTAGAAGGTATCAAGCTTCACAACTAATGGGAGGTTCCCAGTCTCAGTCCACAACAGCAGATCCGACTCAAGGCTTAACCGGCGAAGCATTATTTGATGCTATAGACGAATAAGTTTTTAGTATCTTGTCCTCTTACTTATTACTTATAATTTAAATCTTTAATAGGACAAGAAAATGGCTACTACATGGGTAGGTGGTTCTCCAACAACCGCACATACTAGGGGCGGAACCGGACAGGTAACTGTAGCAGGAACCATGAAATATGGTTCTCTGGATGAAACGGAGGCCATTAAAATACAGAAAAAGTTTCTGTCTATTGCAAAGAGGAGCATGATATTTGCTCGTTTTGCACAGAAAGAAACGAAGGAACGACAAGGCGGACTTGAGGTTCGTTGGAAACGGTTTGAGAAGTTTAGTCTCCCGTTGGTTCCGTTGGCTGAGGGCGTAAAGCCTCCTGCCGACAGTTTGCTGCAAACCATCATTAAGGTGAAGTTGAATCAATTTGGTTCATACGTTGCCACAACTGATGTTCTTGTAGCAGCAGCACAAGATCCAATCATTCAGCAGATTACTGAACGACAAGCAATTCAGGCTGCAGAGCTGATGGATTTTCTCACCTATTTACACGCACGTTCTGGTACTCAGGCAGCTTTTGCCGGAGGAACTACGAGAGCAACTGTTGCAAAAACACTCGGCAACCAGATTGGTGTAAATGCAGGAACACCTGGGACAGCAGATACAAACCTTCTCGATGTTGCAGTACGTACACTGGAATATCAGGAGGCACGTAAGATTGCTAAGCAGATGACTCCATCTCCTAAGTATAATACTGAACCAGTACCTGAAGCATATGTTGCTGTAGGTCATACTGATCTTC